GGTGCTGGCGGGGCGCTTTGTTTCGCTAGAGATAGAATAAAGGAAACCTAATTTAGAACTTATTGGAATAAGAGATCAGATCATCATTAGTGTTTCACGCTTACATTGGTTAATATGATGATTAATATGATGATTAGTGTTCGGAAAACCGTACTACTGATCGTACGGAAAACCGAACTACTGATAGTACGGAAAACCGAACTACTGGAGGGTGGATGGCAAGCACAGGTGGAGTCAAGATTGGGTCGTCATACGACGAGGCTAGAACAAGAAAAGTAAATGCGGAAGCAGAGATAGCCGAACTAGAGTTAAAAAAGATACACAGTGAGCTAGTGAACGCGGATGATGTGGTTTCGGCGTGGACAGATGTTCTTGGTTCTGTTAAATCACGATTGTTATCTATACCTACTAAAGCAGCGCCTGTTGTTGCGGCAGAAGGTAACGCTGGCGTTTGCCAAGATGTCATTGAGCAACTTATAACTGAAGCATTAGAAGAGCTGAGTCGATATGAGCCAAAGATTAGCCCAACAGAATCAACTGCAAGCAAAGTTGAACCCAGCGATGAAGGTGATGAGTCCGCCCCCAAAGAGAAGCGTAAGCGAGTGGGCAGACCAAGAAAGGCGGCTGGACTCGCAAAGTAGTGCGGAGCCTGGCCGATGGTATACATCGAGAGCGGAATATCAAAGAGGTATAATGGATGCGTGCTCGGACTCTAAAATACAAGAAGTTGTCGTCATGGCGGGCGCACAGCTTGGTAAGACTGAAGCTATTCTTAATATCATTGGGTATCACATTGATAACAATCCGTGTCCAATTCTGGTGTTACAGCCGACGTTGGAGATGGCTCAGGCGTTTTCAAAAGATAGGATCGCCGCAGGATTACTCCGCTCAACTCCCGTACTCAAAGGAAAGGTAAAAGATCCTCGTGCGCGTGACAGTGGGAACACAACGCTCCACAAAGTCTTCTCTGGCGGTGCGGTTACTATCGTGGGTGCTAATTCGCCTGCGGGTCTTGCGTCTCGACCAATCAGGATTGTTCTATGTGACGAGGTGGACAGATATCCAACGTCAGCAGGAAGCGAAGGAGATCCGATACAACTTGCTCGCAAGCGAAGCGCTACTTACTTCAACAGAAAGATCATTATGGTCAGCACCCCGACTAACAAAGGGGCTTCACGGATTGAAGATGCTTATGGCAAATCCGACATGCGTGAATATCATGTACCTTGCAAACATTGCCACCATCCTCAGATCCTCAAGTGGGCGAATGTAAAATGGGAAGATGGTCAGCCGGAGACAGCTAAGTATCTTTGCGAAGAGTGTGGTGTGCTCTGGGATGAGGCGGATCGTGTTTGGTCTATTCGTAATGGCGACTGGGTGGCGAAAAAGCCGTTCAAAGGTATTGCGGGATTTGCGATCAACGGTTTGTGTTCGCCGTGGACACCTTTGGCTGATGGCGTTCGTGATTTCCTTAGCGTTAAGAAGAATCCTGAGCAGTTGCGTGTATGGACTAATACTTATTTGGGTGAGACGTGGGAGGACGCTGGAGAACGTATTGATGATTTTGAGCTGGCTGACCGGCGAGAGGAAATGCCATTTGTCCCAGATGAGGTCATGGTGCTCACAGCGGGGATTGATACGCAAGACAACCGGCTCGAAATGACGGTGCAAGGGTGGGGCAAGGACGATGAATCTTATGTAATCGACCACGTCACGTTGTACGGCGATCCTTCTACGCCACAGCTTTGGGGTGATCTTGATTCTAAGCTACTTCAGCAATACGAAACGGCGTCTGGACGACTTCTTGGTATTCGCGCTGCGGCAATCGACTCGGGTGGTCACTTCACAAACAGCGTTTACGCATTCTGTAAGAAAAACCAAGGTCGTAGAATATTTGCGATCAAGGGTGTTGGCGGTGACGGTAAGGCTATAGCAGGTAGACCGACTAAAAATAACACTATGAAGTGTCCATTATTCCCGGTTGGCGTCGATACAGTAAAGGATTTGGTCTTTGCTCGATTAAAGATCAAAGAGGAGGGTTCTGGGTATGTGCATTTCTCAGATGCGCTCACAGACGAGTATTTTCGGCAACTTACAGCGGAAAAAGCAGTAACTAGGTTCCACAGGGGCTTCAAAAAGCGAGTTTTCGAGAAGGTTAGAGCTAGAAATGAGGCACTAGATTGTATGGTGTACTCAATCGCCGCATATAGTATACTCGGGGTGAATGTAAATGCCCTTGCGAGTAAAATTGCAGGGCAAGAACAACCTCAGCAACAGGAAAGTAAGCCTGAGAGGAAGCAGGAGTCGTTCGTTCCTAGCTATCCACGTAAGGGCAACTTTGCAAACTCTTGGCGATGATGGGCTATGGCAAACTTATTCGACGCTGCAAATGCTCCAGAAGGAGAACCGGCTGAGGTCGTCGTAGGCGACTTTGTGCAATGGAAGCGCTCCGATCTAGTTAGCGATTACCCGACAGCAACTCATTCAGCAGAATATGTCGCTCGAATAACGGGTGGCGGTAGCACCGAGCACAAAATAGCGGCTACTGAAGCAACTGATTACTACCTTTTCACGATAGATTCTTCGACTAGCGCGACGTATGACGCTGGTTTGTATCACTGGCAGTTAGAGATCACGCAAACGTCATCAGGCAATAGGATTGTCGTTGATATTGGCGATTTCGAGTTCCTGCCTGATATGGACAGCAATCAAGCTGATCCGCGAGTACACGCTGAGATCATGGTGGCTAAGATTGAGAGTCTATTGCAAGGAAAAGCTGACTCAGATGTCTCTTCTTACTCTATTGCTGGTCGATCTCTGACCAAACTTAGCTTTCAAGAGCTTGTTGATGCTCGTGATTACTACCGTCGCGAAGTGGTTAAGCATAAAAACGATGCCTTGATGAAAAGAGGCAAGAAAAGCGGCTCTACCATACAGGTAAGGTTCTGATATGGGTTTATTTGATAGGTTCACTGGCAAAAAACCAGAGAAAGAAGACAAAACGAAGGTTTTTAAGCGTTCTTACCATGCGGCGAATACTGGCCGACTTTTTGCCGACTATGTTGACTCACAACGGTCTCCAGACAGTGAATTACACCCTGTAATTACTCGAATGAGGGCCAGATCGCGTGATTTGGCTCGAAATAACGAATATGCAAGGCGATATTTTAACTTATTGAAGACAAATGTCGTTGGGCAGTATGGCTTTAAGCTACAAGTTAAGGCGTTAGATCCGCGCGGAGCCTTAGACACAGACGGAAATTCTGCTATTGAGCAGGCGTTCAAGGTATGGGGTAAGCGCGGAAATTGCACAGCAGACGGCAAAATGGGCTGGATTGACGTGCAAAAGATGGTTATGGAAGGTTTGGCGCGTGATGGTGAGGTCTTTGTCATCAAGCACAGAGGTAATTCGTTCCATGATTCATTCACTCTTGAGTTTATCGAGCCAGATCAGGTCGATGAAGAGAAAAATGAGCGCTTAGACAACGGCAGAGAGATCAGAATGGGCGTGGAGCTTGATAAGTTCCGCAAGCCTATTGCGTATCACCTTCTTACTTCGCATCCAGGCGATTATGACTTTGCAAGCATGGTTAAGTCGCCAAAGCACAAGAGAGTGCCTGCTGATCGTGTCATACACGTATTTAGTGCTAATCGAGCTGGTCAAACTCGCGGTGAGCCTTGGATGGCTCCAGCGATGGGAAGCATCAAGCAGTTAAACGGCTGGCGAGAGGCTTCTATCATTGCGGCTCGCATGGGCGCGTCAAAGATGGGCTTTTTCACGTCGCCTGGCGGTGATGGATTTGTAGCGGATGAGATGGACGGCAATATACCGTTAATTGATGCCCAGCCAGGTAGCTTCCACCAGTTGCCACAAGGCGTGGACTTGAAGACGTTTGACGTTGGCTATCCCACGAGTGAGTTTGATAGCTTCCATAAGTCGGTTCTCAAAGGGATATCGTCTGGTCTTGGTGTGTCGTATACCTCATTAGCCAATGATTTAGAGGCAACGTCTTATAGCTCTATTCGTCAGGGCGCTTTAGAAGAGCGCGACTTCTATAAGAATGTACAGCAGGTAATGATTGATCACTTCGTTCGCCCCGTATATGAGGCGTGGTTGAATTCTGCAATGGAAGTCGAGTCAGTTTTTATGCCGATGGCGACTTTTGATAAGTTCTCTTTAGCGTCAGAGTTCCGTGGTCGCGCTTGGAATTGGGTTGATCCCATGAAAGAGATGAACGCTGCGGTGCTAGGAATGAAGAACGGCGTATTGAGCCTACAAGATGTAGCGGCACAGTACGGGAAGGACACAGAAGAGCTTCTCGCAGAGATAAAGCGAGACAAGGATCTTATGGAGCAGTTCGGTATAACTTACGCTCTTGAGCCTTATGGGGCTGTTCAAGTGGGCATCGAACCTGATATATCAGGAGATGATGATGGCGAAATATAAAGGTGAAGACATTGATACTAAACCAACTGAAGGCATGGTTGCAGAAGCTAGACGAGGTCTTGATTGGCGCAAGGAACACGGTCGGGGCGGTACTGAGGTCGGCATTGCTCGCGCTCGTGATATTGTTAATGGGCGGGAGCTTTCTCCTAGCACTGTGCGTCGTATGTATTCATTCTTTTCTCGACATGAGGTCGATAAGCAAGGAAAGGGATTTAGTAAGGGTGAAGGCTACCCCAGCGCAGGAAGAATCGCATGGGCGCTCTGGGGAGGAGACAGTGGATTCTCCTTCTCAAGAAAAATAGTTAAACGACTCGACGCAATAGATGAGAGGTGCGACGAAATGGAAATAGAGACTAGAGCAGAACCTGATGGTCTGAAAGTTGGCGACATGGTGAGCTGGAATAGCTCTGGCGGTCGAGCTGAAGGCAAGATTGATCGTATTGAGCGCGATGGCGATATCAACGTGCCAGACTCTGATTTTACCCTCACAGGTAAAGAAGATGATCCTGCCGCACTCATTACGCTGTACAGAGACGGCGAGGCTACAGAGCGAAAGGTCGGACACCGATTCTCTGCACTTACTAAGATTAGTGAGCGTTACTATGAAGAAGAGCGGCATATCAAGAACATCACTGAGACTGACGACTCTTATATCGTAGAGTTTGGTAAGTCAGAGGAGCCAGAAATGGCTTCAGAAGGAGATGAAGAGCGAGTAGAGAAGCTAGAAGTTACTACTCGCGCTATGCAGATGGATGCGTCTCCGATTAAAGAAGATGAGCGACGTGTAAAGATGGCTCTTAGCTCTGAGGAGCCTGTAGAGCGATCATTCGGCACAGAAGTGCTGGAGCACTCTGAGGAAGCTATTGATTTGAGCTTCTTGAATTCAGGTAGAGCACCCGTTCTCCTCGACCACAACCCCGAAAAACAGGTGGGGATTATAGAATCTGTCGAACTCGATGGCTCGGCACGGCGTCTCCGTGCGACGGTGCGTTTTGGAAAGAACGGACTTGCTAGAGAGGCATTCGACGATGTTGTTGATGGCATTCGCGCAAATGTATCCATTGGATACGCTATCAACAAAATGGAACGTCAAGGCAATGACAAGTATGTCGCTAAGTCTTGGCGTCCAGTAGAAGCTAGTTTGGTGTCTATCCCAGCGGATGTCTCCGTTGGTGTTGGTCGGTCAAGCGAGCCTACACCCGAACCCGTAACCATAACTGTTAGAGAGGAAACTCCTATGACAAATGAAGTAGATGTTGCGGCCATCGAGTTAGAAGCTCGTAAAGCCGCCCAAAAAGATGCTGCTCAAATCGTTGAGCTTGGTGCGCGTCACAATCAGTCTGACATGGCTAAGAGAGCAATCTCTGATGGTCGTTCGGTAGCTGAGTTCCGTGGCGAATTGCTTGATGTAATCGGTTCAGAGCGTGCTCTGGAGTCGCAAGACATCGGCTTGACCAGTAAGGAAGTTAAGCGCTTCTCTATTGTTCGCGCTATTCACGCTTTGGCCAACCCAACTGACCGTCGTGCTCAAGAAGCCGCCGCATTCGAGAAAGAGTGTTCGGAAGCTGCTGCCGCTGAGTTCGGTCGTTCTGCACAGGGAATCATGCTTCCAACCGACGTTCTGCGTACTTGGAAACGTGACCTTAACTCAGCAGACGAAGCTGACTTGTTTGGCGAAGATTATCGCGGACAAGACTTCGTTGATGTACTGCGTAATGCTTCAAGCGTAATGCAGGCTGGTGCTCGTACTCTGAATGGCCTTTCTGGTGATGTCCGCATCCCCAAGAAGACAGCAGCGGCGTCAGCGGCTTGGATTGCTACCGAAGGTGGTGCTTCAACTGAGTCAGAGATGACTGTCGGCAATATCGCGATGACACCTAAGACTCTGGGTGCTTTCACAGATGTGACTCGTCAGTTGATGATTCAGTCAAGCATGGACGTAGAATCTTTGATTCGTGACGATCTCGCTACAGCAATCGGTCTTGCGATTGACTTAGCAGGTCTTGAGGGATCAGGATCAAGCGGCCAGCCTACTGGTATCTTGAACACTTCTGGCATCAATAGCGTTACTAACTTCGCGGCGGCTAATCCTACCTTCGCAGAAGTGGTAACTCTTGAGACTGCGCTTGCAGAAGACAATGCGCTCATGGGCAACTTGGCATACATTCTGCCAGCGGCCATGTACGGTGCATTGAAGACTACTGAGAAAGCATCAGGAACAGCGCAGTTCGTAGTAGAGCCTGGCGGCACTATCAACGGACACCGTGCGATTGTTTCTAACCAAGGAACTGCTGGAAACCTTTACTTCGGTAACTTCAGCGATCTTCTGGTTGGCTTCTTCGGCGGTCTTGACCTAGTAGTTGATCCATACACTGCATCAACAAGCGGAACTGTCCGTGTAGTTGCACTGCAATCTATGGACTTAGCTGTACGTCACGCTGTTAGCTTCGCTAAGGGTAACGACGGAGCCTAAGGCTAGTAGCCCGCCCTTCGGGGCGGGTTTTCTCTAAGGAGGATGTATGAAATACGAAGTAATTAAGGGTTGTGTAATCACTGGTAAGACCTACCGTGCAGGGCAAGTTGTCGAGCTTGATAACAAGCTGGCTGAGTCGCTGATGGGTATTGGTCGCATTGCACCAGCCGATGAGACTACGACAGAAAATCGTGCTGTAGGCGTAGAAAACTCAGAAGACAAGCCAAAGACTCGCAAGCGGACTACTAAGGCGAAAGCTAAGTAATGTCTGTTGAGACGCTGGATGATCGAAAGGTGTTGTTAGCTGACTTTGGAGTGGCCTGTACTGGCACGACAACTGGCGGCGGCTCTGTGTCGTTTAAGGCGATATATGATGCACAGCACTCGCTAGAGGAAGCAGGCGGTTTTGTCGCTTTCTCGCTCGATCAGCCGCGTCTTACTTGTGTATCTTCAGAGGTGTCTACTCTAGCGGAGGGGAACACCGTTACTGTGCCGGTCAATTCAGTTAATACCAATTACACAATACGTGTTGTAATGCCAGATGGCACAGGTATAACTGATCTGGCTCTGGAGAAGCAATGAGTCATATCCGCACAAGAATTCGTCAGAACCTAGTTACTACCTTAACGGGTTTAGATAACACAGGAAGTAACTGTTTTGACACGCGCGTATTCCCTATGCAGGCTAGTGCGCTGCCAGGGATATGTGTTTATACAGTGAGCGAGACAACTAGATATCCTAGTATGCGTCCACCAAGAACTTTGCAGAAAAGATTGTCTGCACGCATAGAGGTGTACGTTAAGATGACCTCTACATACGACGAAATGGTAGATCAAATAAGCGCAGACATAGAGGAAGCGCTGTATACGGATCTAACAAGGAGCAACTTAGCGACAGATACGCGAGTTGTCTCATTTGATACTGACTTCTCGGCTGACGGTGATCAACCTGTCATGGTAGGTAGGCTAACTTGCGAAATCGACTATTTCGCGGTTGAGGGTAGCCCAGAAGGTTAGTAAAATCGGGTTAATTAATTTTTCGTGAGGACGTAAAAATGGCGACAAACATAGGTAAGGACGGGGCGGTATACAGCGGTTCAAACGCTGTTGCTGAGATTAAAGACTGGTCTCTTGAGACCACATCCGAAGTTGCAGATGATACTGTAATGGGCGATACATGGATGACTCACACTGCTACGCAGAAGTCATGGACTGCATCATTTACAGCGTTCTGGGATCCTTCAGACACCAATGGTCAGCAGACTTTAGCGGAAGGCGCATCAATCACTTTGAAGCTGTATCCCACGGGTAACACTTCGACGCAGATTGAGTGGTCAGGAACAGCGACTATTACTTCGGTAAGTAAGTCTGCTTCGTTCGATGGTTTTGTCGAAGCTAGCTTTAGTGCTCAAGGTAATGGTGCGATGACTGAAGCGACTGTCAGTTAATGAGTAAATTAATTGATAGTGTAGTACAGCACTTCAGCAATCTTGGCGTCAGAGAGATTACAGTTCCAGAGTGGGATGCAACTCTCTACGTCAAGAATCTGACTATTGAGGACAAGGCAAAGTTAAATGCTCGTTCTCAAGACGACATTCACGATTATATGGTTTATGCGATCATCTTTGGTGTGGTTGATAAAGAAGGCAACGCTGTCTTCGATATTGGCGACAAGGTGAAGCTACGCCGTTCAGCGTCCTCCGCAGTCGTGGAAAGAGTCGCGAATGAAGTGCTTGCGTTCCAGACTCAGAATGAGGAAGAGCGCGAAAAAAACTAATAGATGATCAAGGGAACCCGACTGAGCTTTACCGTGTATACGAGCTAGCGGAACATCTTGGTCAGACTATTAGCACGGTTTTGGCAATGACGCCCACTGAGTTCCAACATTGGTGGACGTTTTTCAGTATAAGGGCGAAAAGGCGAGAACGTGAGCACAACAGATCCCATAGTAATTCACCTACAGGCAAAAGACGACGGCGTTAACGAAGTCTTTGATAGTGCCGAACGCGCTATAAAGAAACAAAAGAAAGCCGTAGACGACACGATGCGTCGGATGAAGGAATACCATCGGACGCTTGGGATGACCAAGCAAGAGCTTGAGATATATCGCCTGAAGCAGCTGAAAGCCAGTGATGCGACGATACGTGCTGCAGAGCGCATGGCCGCACTAACTAAAGCTAAAGAAAAAGACATCCAAACTAACAAGCGTATGAACGGTAGCTTGCGGATGATCCGTGGTGGATTTGGTCAAGTAGGCCACCAGCTTCAAGATATTACTATCCAGGCGCAGATGGGAACTGATGCGTTCATTATCTTGGGTCAGCAGGGTTCTCAAATCGCTTCGATATTTGGCCCAGGCGGCGCAATGATTGGAGCGTTACTTGCTGTAGGCGCTGCTTTTGCTTCTTATATAAGTTCGAGTAATAAAGCATCCGATAGTCTCAAGGAGTTAAAAGAAAGCGGTGACGAAGTTGCGTCAATGTTTCGAGATGATCTTTTTGGTGCAACAAGTGATGTCACAGAAGAGTTTTTAGCCTTAGCAAAAGCATCTAAGACGTTAGCTATTACTGATGCGTTAATAAATCAGGCTTCGGCAACTCAGGCGTTGGCAGATGCACAAAGTATGGTAAATAAAGAATTTACCTTCGTAAAACAGGTTTATAGCAAAGCTATAGATCAGTCCAGATTAGTTGCCTTGACCACAGAGGAAATAGCGGAAAAGTACGGTGTTGCCACTCAAAAAGCTGACGAATTTAAGACCGTTTCATTAGGGTTAATTAGCGACTTGAATGCCAATAGAGACACTTTTCTTAACTTTATCAACACAGAACAGCTAGAAGGTAGAGCGACCCCTGCACTGTTAGAACTAAGAAAAAAAGTCGATGACTTAGGAAAGGAAGGACTTAGAGCAGCAACCCAACTTCAAAGCATAGAAAACGTGTTGTCTCGCTTAAGAGAAGAAGGCCCATTAACTGCCCTAGAAGATCCTGCTACGGAAAAATCGCTACAGAAAGCAAGAGATACATTGCAGAGCATCAATACTAAATTTGATACTGGTGCGAAAAAAATACGGAATACGTATGTCGCCGCTATGAGGCAGGCAACAGAAGCTCACAATACTTTGGGTAGCACTGCTGAAGAACGAATGGCTACTGAAGAGCAGTTAATGTCTCAAATGAGCAATGCAATATTGGCCCATGAGCAGAAACGTGCAGATGCAGTTAGAAAGCGTCAAGAAGACGAGCAGAAAGATCAGCAAAAAAGGCTTAATAATATCGACAGAGTGCGAATTGCCGAAACCGATGCAATCGCTGCAATAAATGCCGAACAAGAAAGTAAACGTCAAATTGTCTTAAAGAACGTCAATGATACGGCTGAAGTGCAAGCTGCTGCTGCATTGAAACTAGCCGCTATTGAGTCTGAAAGACAAAGGAAGCTGGCTGATTTCCATCGCGAAAGAGTGATGCTGGAAGAGGATGAGGCAGAAAAGAAGTTCCAAATTCAGCAGAAAGGAAAACGCAAAATAGAAGATATGATGAACGATGGCACTAACAAGTTCGTCGAGGATCTTCAGCGCCGTGCTCATGCCTTAGAGTCCGCGCTAGCACAGAACTTTATTACTGAGTCAGAGCACGCTGAGTATCGCAAGCAGTTGCAGACTGAGTACACCAATCACTTACTAAACGAAAACCTTAAAATTATTGGTGGTCTAAAGAACGTAGAAGAGGGTTTTGTAAACGCATCGCACGCATTCATCACTGGCGCGCAAAACGGTACGGAAGCTATCCAACAGTTTGGTCGTGCTATCGTTGATGAGCTTATTAAGAGCCTCGTTCAGATGGGTGTTGAGCACGTTAAGCAGATGGTCATCAAGAAGCAGATCGAGGCTAAGGGATTATCTGGATCTGTAGCTATGAATGCGGGCGCTATGACTGCGATAGCTGCTGCGAGTGCTCCTGCGGCGGCTTTAGTCTCACTTGCTACAGCAGGCGGCAATTCAGCTCCTGCGGTCGCGGGTATGGGGACAGCATTTGCTACTTCGAGAGCTATGTCGTTGGCATCATTTGATGGCGGTGGCTTCACAGGAATGGGCGCTCGGTCTGGCGGTGTGGATGGTAGGGGCGGCTTCCCAGCTATCCTACACCCCAACGAAACAGTTGTTGACCATACAAGGGGTCAAGGGCAAGGTATCACTATCATCAATAATATCGACGCATCGGGCAATCAGGATGTTGACGAGAAGATCGCTATCGCGGTTACACAGTCGTCTCGTCAGACTGTTGAGCAAGTACACAACATGATGCGTAGAGGGCGTATGTAATGGCAACGTACAACTTCCCTAGCATTACTCCAACGAGTCAGACGTTTGAGCTTATAACGAACTCTAGGCAGTTTCAGAGTCCAGTAAGCGGTGCAGTGCAGACGCTTTCTCGTAAGGGATCGTTCTGGAAAACGCGTATGACGTTTAGCAACCTTCGCGGAAATGATAGAGCGGAGATGCAAGCGTTCATAGCTAAGATGGATGGTCAAACACACCGTATGAGGCTGGAAGACTACGGCAGGGTGCGTTATGGCGCGGCGACTTCACCTCAGTCGGTATTAGTCGATGGCGCGGGGCAGACAGGATCGTCAATCAGCTTGGATGGAGCTTCTAATAGCGTCACTAACTTCTTTAAGGCTGGCGACTATATGTCGTTTAATAATGAGCTGCACATGGTGACGGCTGATGCTAGTTCAAATTCTAGCGGTCAAATCACGGTAAGTATCGCGCCACCAATACGCAAGGCGACTACTAACAATGATGCGGTTCAAATATTCGCCCCGTTAGGAGTGTTTATGATGATCAATACTCCGCGATGGTCTACAGAATCTACGTATATCAGCTCAATTACGATTGAAGCGGTAGAGGATATCTTGGCATGAGTCGTGGCTTATCTACGGCAGTTGTGAACGCGCTAAAAGCGGATGTCGTTCGTCCTATCACGTTTGCAAAGCTCGACTTCTCTAGTAGCACCTTATACCTACATGACAGCATCGGCACGTTTACGTGGGGCGGTAATGATTGGCTAGGTGTTGGCGATTTTGGTTCGGTGTCTAGTATCGAGGAGGGTGCTGATATAGCGCCTTACAGTATCACTCTGACGCTATCAGGTATCGACTCTACGATTGCTGATATTGGCACAGCAGGAACTGAAGACTATTTCTTACGTGATGTAGACATTTATCTGGGCTTGCTCGACGAAGATGAGGCTCTGCTAGAAGATCCTAATAAGATTTGGTCGGGCTTCATGGATGTGATGACTCTTACGGCTGGATCGCAGGGCAATGACTTGATTCAGCTTACGTGTGAGTCTGAGATGGCTAAGATCAATCGGTCTCGAAACTTAAAGTACACGCACGCAGAGCAGCAGCGAGCCAATTCAAGTGACCTTTTCTTTGAGTATCTGCACGAGATAGCAGGCGCTAAGATACTATGGAAAGACAGCAACAGCGGTAACTTGGGTGTTGGTAGTGGAAGCATTGGCGGCGGAGGTGGCGGCGGTGGCGGCAGAGGTGGCCCAAGACCAGATCCAGGCGACCTCCCCTAGTATCTTTGCCGCGCTCAATCGCTGGCAAAAGGGAGAGTTTCAATACGGCACGCGAGATTGCGTAGCTTTCACTGTGTTCATGATTCGAGAACTGCATGGCGTTGATTACCGTGATGAGCTGGTGTACGCCACGGAAGAACAAGCCTACGAAATCATTCGAGCGCACAATGGATTTATGAATCTTATCGACAGCGTTCTTGGTCATCCTGCTGACTATCCCACGGTTGGTCATCCCGTAATGTGTGATTTACCTCGTATCGGACTGCTGATGGGGTTAAAATTGGGGGAGTCAGTGGCCGTTGTCACTAAGCGCGGACTCACGACGATTTCAGATAGATACATCGTAAGGAGTTGGGAATGCCATCAGCAGTAGCCGCTACAGTTACTTTCTTAAAAACGGTTGGTTTGGCAGTAGGCGGACTAACTATTAGTGGTGGCACAGCTTTGGCTATTGGTGCTGCTACTGTAGTTGCTGGCGCTATAGCGGCCCAGAAGCTCATATCGTCTTTATATTCAGTTCCTAGTCTTGATAGCGACAGTAGTCGTCAAGCGACTGTGAGAGGCACTGTAGAGCCTCAGAAGCTCATTTACGGTGAAGCTCTAGTATCTGGCCCTATTAGCTTTGTTGGCGTTGCAGGCACTGATAACCGCGATCTGTATCACTCTATTGTTCTTGCCGGTCATCCTTCTGACTCGATCTCAGATATCTACTTTGACGATGAAAGAATCCAGAGCGCACACATAAACGGATCTGGCAATGTCACGACAGGCGTATTTGGCCCGAAAGATGGCACAACTATCTGTGTTATAAGGAAGCTAACAGGAGGTCAGACCACAGCAGATTCCGTGTTAGATGGCGCTTTTAACACTATCAATTCTAGTGAGCACATCGGGACTAACCTTACTTACATTGTCACTAAGTTTACGCTGACTGAAAACAGCCAAGAGACTTGGGACAAATTCCTGCCGAATGACATTAAAGCTCTCGTTAAGGGTAAGAAGGTATATGACCCACGGCAGGACAGCACAAGCACGCATTACGACGCGAGCGTAGGTGTTTCTACCCAACGGTCTACGAACTCAGCGACGTGGGCTTGGTCAGATAACCCAGTCTGGTGTCTTGTTGACTATCTCACGGATGACCGTTTCGGTATGGATATCGACTTAGATCGTATTGATCTGAGCAAGGCGGTCGATGCTGCCGATATATGCGACGTGGCAGTAAGCGTGCCTGGAGGCGGAGAGAGTCGCTATACCTGTAATGGTGTGATCTTCGGGACTGCGACTCACAAAGCAAACATCAATAAGATTCTATCGTCTATGAATGGAATGCTTACCTATACTAACGGTAAGTATGTCATCAGAGCAGGTGCATTTGAGTCAGTCGGCACGGGAATGACGCTGACTGAAGATCACATGACTGGGCCTGTTAAGCTGAAGACCTCGTTTGAGCGTAATGAGCGCTTTAACACCATCACAGGTACTTTCGTTGACCCTGAGAAGAACTTCAAAGAGATAGAGTTCCCAAAGGTACAGATCACTAGCGCATTGACTCGTGACAACAGTGAAGAGCTGACACGCGAGCTTAAACTGAGCATGACCAATAGCCGGTACATGGCCCAGAGGATTGCTCATAAGCTAATACAGCTTAGTGACCTACAGAAGGTGCTGACTTTCCCGACTAACTTGGCTGGCGTAAATATATCAGTCGGTGATCGTGTCAACGTGACGCTTTCTGAGTTTGGCTATACGAACAAGACCTTTGTCTGTCTAGGATGGACGCTTAGTGAATCAGGCTCTGGCGGTGTAAACCTTACGCTGCGGGAAGATGACTCTTCATCTTATTCAGACTTGGCAGTATCTGGCTATTCCACGGTTACTCCTGCGGGCGGTATACAACAGGGTTTCTTCGGCGTTCCTGATCCTAGCGGTTTGAGTGCTACGGCTCATGTAGAAAGCATTGAGTTAGATTGGACTAACCCAGCTAACATGACTGGCATTATCGCTATCGAGGTGTTTGCTTCACCTAATTCGAGCTGGTCAAGTGCAGTCAAAATTGGTGAGACGATTGGTACGCAATTTGTTCACGACGAATCAAATGGTGTCGATCCTATTGTCGAGAACGATCAGCGTTATTACTGGGTGCGGGCGCGTCGATTCCCATCGGGTGAAGGATCTGATGCTGTATCAGACAGAAACCCTGATAGTGATACCAGTACCATACAGGCTACCAAGGGCGCACTCGGCGATCTTTCTGGGTTAGATACTGTCGGTGATTCGCAGATTGACGATAACGCCGTTACTAATAGAACGATTGCAGATGACGCAGTCGATACTGATCAGATCAATGATGGTGCTGTAGATACGGATCAGATAGCGAACGACGCCGTCGATATCACCAAGATCGCAAACACGCTAGAGACAACAAACTTCAGCACCACCAACGGAACGGGCTGGCAAATAAAGACTGACGGCACGGCTACGTTTAACGACGTAAATGTCAGGGGCGAAGTAGTTGCAACACAGCTTAACGTGCAGGACGCAACGATATCGGGAAGCCTCAAAGCGAATGAGCTATCAGACGGCATTGTAAAGATAACTAGCGTCTCGCAAGAGGTATGGAACGAGATTGAAAGTAGGGTTGGATCTACGACAGGAAGCACGGGGTTTTTCGAGGCGGCATCAGGCAATCTTACTGGTGGGGACTTAACCCTTACCACAGCATCAACAAAGGCTCACGCGACAGGCCAAACTGTATATTTTGAGTTAGACGCTGTTTACTTTTGGTCTAGCGCTACAAGCGTCAGCGGTAATGATCTTTTACTAGACGTGAAATTTCAACACAGTACCGACAACGTCACATATACAACCGTCAACACCACACAAATAACCGTTGAGCGTCATAACTACTTTAACGGTTTTATGTATGACATTGATAACAGTGTTCAGTATCAGCTAACGGGATTGGCCGCTGGCAACTACTATTTCCGTGTTTCACTTGAGCCAGTAGGCGCAACCCCCAACGCTTTCTCTATTGCTTACCTTGGTGTCCCTGTTTCCTTTGAGGTAAACGAGATTGGAACTGGGTCGGTATCGACAGGCGGCAATGCTGACACGCTAGACAACCTCGACTCGACAGCGTTCCTGCGATCAAACACAAATGACACGTTTGACGGCGACCTTACAATTACAGGTCAGCTAATACTAAACGGCAGTATTGACCAGTACAACGTCACAGATTTGGACGTGACCGACAAGACGATAACCGTGAACAGTGGCAACACGCAGTCATTGAGCGACGGCGCTGGCCTTATAGTAGATCGGGGTAGTGCAGCGGATGCGTCTATTACTTGGGATGAGACAAACGACAAGTTTACGGTCACAGACGAGTTCTATGCGCCGACGATAGCTGGAGACGATTTAGTTCTAAGGGAGTGGACTGGCAATTCTGCGTATGGGTCATTAGCGCACAAAGACCAATCTGGCGTTGAATACATGATCATTAGCCAAGACAACCACACCTTCATATCGGCGACGACAGGGTACGACGTAAAAATCAGGGGCGGAAATAACACCTCAACGCATGAGATTGTTGTCTACCCAGACCAAGATGCTACTGCAAGCGGAAATAAGATTTGGCATGGTGGCGACTTCACCTCCACGAACATAAGCAACTGGAACACAGCCTACACCTACAGCCAAGTCGGACACCTGCCGCTTGCAGGAGGCGCGCTTACTGGGGCTCTAACAACCACCGGAATAGATATTAATGGGTCTAGCGGCGATTCTATATTAAGAATAAATCCTAATAATGGAAGTTCTTTAGACGCAGTGGCTCAGTGGAATGGCAACGCGCCTATTGGCAGTGAAGGCTTTGAGATTTGGTACGACAATAGTGTCGGAGACGTTCATTTACATACAACGTACAACAATCCCGACGCCGCTATTCGCTTCCATACGAGGACAGGCACAAGCAAAGCCACATCTAATGAGCGGTTTGTTATTTCTGGCGATGGCGACTTCGACTTTAAAAGCGGAGATTTCAGCAATGTCGGCGCAATAGCAACGAGCGGCGATATTACTGTAGGTAGCAACAGGAATATCAATCTGTCAGGCGACCTGAAGATGACAGGCACCGACAGCTATATCTGGGTGCCAAATACTTCAAGCGGCTTCACTGGTTTCTATAGTGTAGATAACGGTGTCGTTGCCCGTTATGAGAACAACACTAACGGCTGGGGCTTCATGGGTTCCCCAGAGGCAAACTATGCCGTTAAGGTGCATGGCGCTTTATATGCAACGACAGATATACGATTCGACTCTGCCTTAAAACTAGGCGCTAACACAGTAATAGCGTCAACACGTCGTTTTTATGCTTCTAATGGTACAAGTTCAAAAGCGGCGTATTCGTTTGACGGTGATTCGGGAACGGGCATTAGTCGCACTGCGGCAGGCCGTATCGACTTCCTATCAAGCGGCGTTGTAAAGGCATACATACGAACAGGTACAACTAACCCAATCAGCGACACAATGTATGTGGACGGTCAGCTTGGCGTGAACGGCCAAGTCGTGTGGTCAGGCGGCACTTCAGCAAATGCTAATGCAGCGTACGGCTGGGGAGATCACAGTACACAGGGGTATCTCACTGCGGAGGCTGACACTTTAGCCACAGTCACAGGGCGCGGGGCTACGACTACAAATGCAATCAGTACGGGTGCTATTACTAGCAGTGGCACAAGCACGTTGGGCAACTTACGCTTAACCGACAGTTCTCGTATGGGCTTCGGCACTGTCAAAGCAGGCGGATCGGTAGGTCACAACAGTACGGATGAAGAGGGAATTTTCTGGCACACGGATAATGTTTACGGCATCTATCGCACTTCCGGTACGTGGGCGTCACCAAACTATCAGCAACTTAAACTGCGCTGGGCTACAGGCATTGAGCTAGACGGAGGCACTGCTTACGGAAAGTCTGGCGTCAACATTGTAAATGGCTCAGACCTTCAGATGGGCGGTACAACCTTCGTAGACTCTAGTCGTAACATAACGGCAGGCACTATCTCTAGTGGTGCTATTACAAGTACAGGCAATATTAGTATTCCTGTTGCAAGTAAACTTTATTTTGATGGCGGTGTTCATACCTATATAAGTGAAGATATAGATGATAGGTTGCGTTTCTTTGTAGGTGGTGCTGAGTTTATGCGCTTCACCGAAACAACAAGCAATCTTGTTCACTTTTATCAAAACGTCAGTACAACTGGAAACCTTGTTGTAGGGGGAGATGTTACCGCTACTGGATATCTACAGGCGACTAGCTATCTCTATACCCGAAATGATTTGCGCGTTTTAAATGCCGCAGGAACTGGTTGGACTACATGGGGTACAAGAAGCAATGGTAATTACAATCTAAATGTAGGAACTATCTCCTCGGGCGCTATTACAGCAACAGGTAATATCACAACTTCCGGCAGCATTACTTCCACAGGAACCTTCACAAGCACCAATCTGGCGGCAACAGGGACTGTAAGCGGCGATCAATTTAGAGCGAGTTTAGGAACTCAAAGCGCGCCAGCCTATACGTTCAAGAATGACGACGACACAGGATTTTATGGCGGTGGAAATACAGTCTACGGCGTTACTGGTGGTCAAAAGCGTCTCACCTTAAACGCGTCAGGCGTATCTGCTCACAACGATCTCATCGTTTTAACGGGCAAGCTGAAATTTGGCACCGTTGATGTTATCGATGCAAGTCGCAACATTTCGGCAAGTGCGATTACCGCAACCACACTAAAAGAAACTGACGGAGGTGACGGTTTTACTGAGATCGGCTCAAGTAACTTTGGTTATTTTAGCTGGGGTGTGGAGATAGCAAACCCAAGCGCCGGCTATCGTGCTATACGTTTCGCAGGGAAGAAAAAATACTTTGTACTAGAGGCCGACGTACTAGGCACTAGCAACGCTAACCACACCGGTATGTTCTGGGGCAACGCCGATGGCACCTCGATCTATGCAGGAAGCACAACGGGTTATAAAACCACTCACCAAAACACAAGCTCATTTCACATACGAGACATCAACGGCAACGCAAACCAAGAGACATATAACCCTGGATTCTCACCGAGCGACGGTGCATGGCACCATCAGAAGATTGCAGCAACGCCTGACGGATACGTGCGAGTCTGGATTGACGGCGATCTGAAGTTTGAGGAGACGGGATACATACCTTCAGCCGCAGGTTATCTCGGATTTATTAATTATCAAGGGACTTTGCGCTTTGCCAATATTCGTTGCCGAACAATTAACGAGGATGAGTCGCAGCACTTTAGCAATAAAATCACGAGTGCCTCTGCACCGTATGCTAGTGGCGATCGCTTTATCAAGATTGCAAACAACACTGCTAGTGCAGCGGGAACTCTTGTTACAGCGGACAATGGCAATACATGGCTAAACGCGGACGGCGGGAAAGACTTGTGGCTCAACTGGTACTCACTAAATAGTCCGGCAAGCAAAGCCGATTTGCAAGTAGGAAATGGATCGGGCGGCGCTTCAATCTTAACCGTTGCCGGTACTAATAACAGAGTCGGAATTAACGACAGCTCTCCATCTTTTTCCTTAGATGTTAACGGCAGTATGAGAATTACTGGCGATGCCTTGACGAGTACGCTGTCCGTAGGCTCACAGATTGGCAGTCGATCCAACGCTTTGAGCGTAGATAACAATGATAACTCTAGTCCAATCGCGGCAAAAAGTGAACAAGCAACCGTGTTTAGTGTACTTCCGTGGGATTCTGGCGAGACGTATATTGCAAGCGGCATTTATTATGACGACGGATCGTGGGTTCATGCGTCAGCAAACACTAAAAACTGTTTGCTTAGGATTGGTGGCGACAAAGTAAGCTGGTATTCCTCTGATAATAGTTCTGGCAGTTGGAACGTCGCTTCGGATCAAATTCTATGGGACAGCACGGGAGTTTGGAAAAACGCCGTAGACACAGGAAGTGCAATTACGTCAGGTGGCGCAGTTACAGCGGGTAACGGATCGACTTCACTAGGTTACTACGTCGGTACAACTCAGGTCATCCAAGGTTCGACGCGCAATTTATTAAATATTGGCACAGCGTCGTTAGGCAAAACGACAATCAAGCCAAGCGGTTACATAAACAGCCCCACTGACCACGCGGCTCTTAACATTGGTCGCGCTAGTGGCGGTGAGACTCGTGCGATTGATATTTGGGGGGACTGGAGTTCAGGGGAAAGTAAGTCGATAACCGCGAACTACGGTACGTCCACGACTGCAATGGTCGGTCAGATAAACTTTGCTCACAAACCGACATCCAACACTACGGGGTCAAGTATTCGGTTCGGCAAGCTATTCCACGGAGGAGATTCGTCGCTCTACACAATGGAATTGCACAGCGAAAGCACTTCGCTTGGCTACTTAAACATCAATCGCGATATGGTGCAGCTTGGACAAGACAGCACCTATACAGGAACGTATGCGACTATAGGGTTTGGCGGCAGAACCAACGGGTATAACAGAGTTTTTGGTTCCACCGGCACTGCCGATGGTCTTTTCCTTGCCTCAGCAACAGGTAGAGGAGTATTTGTTAGAACAAATGGTGCTAGCACAGACACATTCAGCTTTACCGCCGCAGGCGCTTTTCAAGTTGCTGGCACAACCGTCATCGACTCTAGCCGCAACATCACAGCAGGCGCCATCGCCGCAACTTCGGTTGACAGTGGTGGAGCGGTAACTGGTAGTAGCTTTACAGCAGATCAGGGCAATAGAACTGTAGCAATCAGCAACGGCACCATGACAATGAAAGGTAGCACCGGAGGGTGGGCGTTTGGTCTATACGCTCTTGGTAGCTCAAATACTAATCATGGAGGCTTTGGCTTTTATGGAGGCGCTGACGCGTTTACCTATTACTATATTGGAGCAAGTTATAACAACCCCACCAACTTTAGGTTCTATAAAAGTGGTCAGCTAAACATAGGAACCAACACGATCCTAGATTCCAGCCGCAACCTGACCAATATCGGCACCATCTCCTCAGGCGCTATTACTAGCAGTGGCTCGGTAACAGCAACCACAATTAACAACGCAACGGGAGCCGTTCTTAATTTAGGTAACAGCACCTACACAATAATAAACAACCCAGAAAACAGTGTTGCTTTGTATTTGGGAGACAGCGCCGACAGAAGCAACTATTACCAAAACAACGTTCATCACTTTAGGCACACAAACGCCACTACTTATTATTTAAGTTTGGACGGTACAGGAGCAAACATCCGTTCGGGCGGACTACAAATCAGCGGAACGGAAACCATCTCATCAACGCGCCGATTTTACGCATCTAATGGAACATCGGTAAAAGCCGCCTATTCTTTTTCTGACGAGACAAATACAGGATGGTACAAGCCAGCCGCAGGCGAGATCAAATTCATAGGTCAAAGCGTTGAACGCTTGCATATTACTAGCTCAGGCGAAGTGCAAGTTACCGATGGCCAATTAAGAATTACTAACGATGCCACGTCCGTTGACGCGCTAATCATGGGTAGCGGCACACAAACCGCATACACGAACGTTATTTGGTCGAGTAACAGCGGCACAGCGCAAATATGGAAAGCAGGAAGTCTCTACACCTCTTATGGTGGTACGAGCGCCATGAACATCTACAACAGTAACGGCAAGATTTCTTTTCATCCTTTCGGAACTGCAAACGTCGTGGAGATCGATGCTAGCTCTCTCGCTTTGGGCGCTGGAAAAACGATTAGGATGCTAAGTACAAGCAGCACCCTTATTTCTCACGGATCTTATACAGATGCGATTGGCTATAACGCAAGTTATGGAACCTATATCGGTGCGGGCAGTCGGTATGTGTATTCTGGAAGCTCATCAACGGGTAACGGCGGCTCTCACCCTTATTATTCTAATGGCGCAACAATCTCAAACATTACACACGACGCAGGCCAGATTAACAACTCGTATGCAGGCCAGCATTATATTAACGTCGGGAATACAGGTAACGGAGGTTTGCGCGTATCAGGAAGCGCTACAAGCGGCCCTCAAATCGGCATTCTCTCTACTGCAACAGGTGGCACGCAGTGGCAGTTAATCTCTAACGGCTCGGGCAATACTGACGGCGCTGGTCGTTTACAGATCTGGAATTCAACTAACAGCCACGCCGCCGCGACGTTTGGTCAAAATGGTGCAACACCAATAAAATTTTATAACAATAAGTTTTTGTTAGCAGCTTCAAATATTGGCATTGGAAAAGAAGCGAGACCTGAGGGTGCTATTTCCTCATCAATTTACAACTTCAAAAATGGCCTTTTCTGGCACAATAACTCCAGTGGTGACTATGGGATTTTCAGAACAGCAGATGGATGGTCAAGCCCAACTTACTCGCAGTTAAGAATTCAGTGGACTACCGGAATCATACTTGATGGTGGATCGGCGTACGGTAAGTCTGGCGTAAATATTGTTGGTGGCTCAGACCTACAGATGAACGGCACAACCGTCATCGACTCTAGCACTAACGGCGTATTCAACAACCTTCGCGCAGACGGCGGCAACCTCATCATGGGCGATGAGGCGTATTCTACTAGTGCCGATTATGTGGGAATGAAAACCTCTAACATGAGTGGCTCTAGCGACTACATGATCATTTCGGGATTAAGTGACGGAAACACCTATTTAAGCGCAAAAAATGGCGCGAAGGTGTTTGTCCGTGGAGGTGGCAATAACGGATCTAACGAATTAGAGGTGACTGACAGCACTTTTATAAGGGCGACCACGAGCAACTTTTACTGCACTGGCAATGTCACTGCGTTTTACTCATCCGACAAATCCCTCAAAGAAAATATCCGCGTCATAGACAGGCCAATCGAAAAGATTAAACAGATCCGTGGCGTCTATTTTGATTGGACAGATGATTACATCAAAGGGCAGTCTGGCGACGGCCAATTACACGTTCGAAAGGATGATGTTGGCATCATCGCTCAGGAAGTAAAACCTGTACTTGATGAAGTCGTTACGACTCGTGAAGACGGCACTCTAGCTGTTAGATACGAAAAAATGGTTGCCCTTTGTATTGAGGCAATTAAAGAGCAACAAGATCAGATTGATTCATTAAAAACCATCATAGAGGAAATGAAAAATGGCAATAACTAACACACGAACAGTACAGCGTTGCGAAGTATACCCAGCTCAGGAAGGTGATGATCCGACTGTTATGGTGGTTTATAACCATACGTTTGACGACTCAACAGACGACGCTTTGCCGGTAACTACTAATTTGGTTAAGCATCTTTCTCGATATGAGCCGCTACCTATGGATGCTGAAGAAGGCGCAGAGCGCACAGCCACAGATGTCACCGGAGAGGATCAGCTGGTGCAGGATATTTGCGCTGCGCTTTGGACTGATTAATGCCGTTACAGACATCGGGTGCTATT